CGGTGGCGTATCAAATGAAACAACTCGCGATATTGTACAGGCAGAGTTATTGGGTTCCCCGGATGACCCGGAAGCCTTCGGTTCAGGTGCTATACCTAAAAAAAATATAATTAAAACTGAACGCAAGCCCGGTGTACCTAACGCCAAATCAGTAGCGCTGATAAAGCACGTTAGCGGTGGGAACTCTTCTTTATTCTTCAAAGCCTATGAGATGGGTGTTGAGAAATGGCAGGGCCGCTCTGTTGACTGCGTGTGGTTAGATGAGGAGCCAAGCAGGGAATTGTACAGTCAGGCCGTGACGAGAACCCTTGACAGACGGGGGATGGTCTACATGACCTTTACCCCAGAACATGGAATGACGGAAACAGTTGCCTCATTTATGAACCGTATCCAGCCGGGGCAATCTCTGACCAACGCGACATGGGATGATGCTTCTGAGCGGATCATGTCCATGAATGGAGAGCCGGGGCATTTGTCCGAAACGGTAATGACCCAGATTCTCTCAGCATACTCCCCGCATGAGAGGGAGATGCGACGATACGGAAGACCATCAATCGGCTCTGGCCTTGTCTTCCCTCTGTCAGAAGAAGATATAATGATAGAGCCAATAAGGATTGAAAATCATTGGCCTAGAATAGCTGCAATAGATTTTGGTTGGGATCACCCAACAGCAATGGTTTGGTGTGCTGTAGACAACGAGAGTGAAACCTTTTACATCTACGACTGCTACAGAGAGTCAAAGGCAAGTCCAGCGGTTCATGCGACCAACATTAAAACGAGGCCGCATTTTATTCCCATAGCCTACCCGCATGACGGAAATCGCAGGGATAGCATGGGAAACCCCGGATTAGCTGATCAGTACAGGAACTTAGGTTGTAACTTTATGCTACAGCACTTTACCAACCCCCCGGCTTTGGGTACAGATAAAGGCTCTAACTCAATAGAAGAGGGTTTGATGGCAATGCTTCAAAGCGTTGAGGCTGGTAAGTTTAAAGTATTCAACACTCTTGGAGATTGGTTTGAAGAGTTCAGGATGTATCATAGGAAAGATGGAAAGGTTGTCCCATTGAGGGATGATCTTATGAGCGCAACAAGATATGCGTTTCAATCCCAGCGTTTTGCTATAGCGGGGGAAGACCCCTCATGGACAGCAGACGTAGAATATAGGAATTATGGAATCGTTTAATGGCTAAAGAAAAAATCACTGAAGACGAATTACTCGCTAGAATAAGAGATGAGATCACTGACTCTCTAGGCTATGGTGACGAAATATCCAAGCAGCGTGAAACCGCTATGGAATATTACTACGGTCTCCCTTTCGGCAATGAAGTCGAAGGAAGGTCGCAGTTTGTGGATTCCACAGTTCAGGATACGATAGAGTGGATTAAACCCTCTTTGATGAGGGTGTTTGCTACCGGCGATGAGATGGTTAAATTTACACCTCACGGTCCTGAAGATGTGCAGATGGCTGAACAAGCCTCAGACTATGTGAACTATGTATTCACTAAGGACAATCCCGGATGGGAAATCATGTACTCATGGTTTACCGATGCCTTACTATCCAAGAATGGAATAGTGAAGGTATGGTGGAATGAGTATGAGGAAGAAGAGAGAGAGGAATACCGCAACCTAGATGAAGCCGGACTCATGTCCCTGCTCTCTGAAGAAGATGTAGAGGTGGTAGAACATACGCAGCATCAACTGGAAAACGAACCCCCGTATCACGATCTTGTGATAAAGCGCAAGAATTACGATGGGCGAATAAAGATAGAGAATGTCCCACCCTCTGAGTTCCTTATCTCCAGAGAGGCTAAGGATATACAGAACGCAAGATTTGTTTGTCACCGGGTAAAGAAAACCCTATCAGAATTGAGAGAGATGTATCCCGATGAATCACTTGAGGTTGAGGATTTAACTGGAAGTGATGAAGACATGGGTTCCATGTTTGGTGAATTTGAGGCAAGACACAATTTTGACAATAGTTCCAACTTTGGCCTGAATGATACTATAGCATCTGAGGAAGCGCTAAGAACATATTGGCTGCATGAAAGTTTCATGAAGACTGATTATGATGGCGATGGCATTGCCGAACTCAGGAAGGTATGCACCGTAGGTGATCGTATTCTGGCAAATGATGCTATAGATAAAAGCCCATTCGTATCAATCACGCCGATTAAAATCCCACATAAGTTCTTTGGGTTGTCAGTAGCTGATCTAGTCATGGACCTTCAGCTAATTAAGAGTACCATGCTTAGGACATTATTGGACAACGCCTATAATCAGAACTTTGGAAGATATGCAGTTCTTGAGGGGCAAGCAAACCTAGACGATCTGCTCACACAGAGGCCGGGTGGAGTAGTTCGAGTAAAATCCCCCAACGCTGTAACGCCTCTACCCACTCCTGCTTTGGAGCCTTATACGTTTCAGATGCTTGAGTACATCGACTCTGTTAGGGAATCCAGAGCGGGTGTCTCTAAAATGTCTCAGGGTATGAATGAAAACGCCCTAACCTCCCATACGACAGCCACTGCCGTCAACGCTGTTATGACTGCGGCACAAAGCCGGGTTGAACTGATAGCGCGAAACTTTGCCGAAACCGGCGTCAAAGACCTGATGATCTGTATATACGAATTACTATACAAGAATCAGGACAGGGAGCGTATGATTAAGTTGCGTAACAACTGGGTTCCCGTAAGACCTGACGTATGGAAAGATAAGTATGATTGCTCAGTCAGCGTGGCGCTTGGAAGCGGCAACAAAGATCAGCAGATGGCGCACCTCTCCCAGATGCTCTCATTCGCTGGAGAGGCGATGAAGGGTGGTCTGCCTATTGTTAATGCACAGAATATGTACAATCTGGGTGCGGCTCTTGTAAGAGCTATGGGATTCCAGAATGTCGATGATTTCCTGACTAACCCGGCAACTGTTCCACCGAAGCAGGAAGGGCCATCACCTGAAGAACAAGCACAGCAAATGGAAATGCAACTCAAAGAGAAAGAGTTGGAAATAAAAGCGGCTGATGTTCAGGTCAAGATGCAGAAGATTCAGCAGGAGTACCAAAAAGATGCAGTAGATGCACAGCTTAAAGCCGCTGAATTGAAATTGGAAGCAGAACAGAACAGGCCAGTAGCCATAGGAAATACATAATGCCAAAATATTCACAGTACCCCGGAGAGTCTAAGGAGAGGTTTAAGGTTAGGATGGCGCGTCAGGCGGCCAAAAAAGGTAAGAATAAAGATACCAATGGGGATGCTGCCGCATTAAAAGATGTTGCGTCTGTTCTTTCTGGAAGTAAGAGAAAAGCTAGGCGAACCAGTAGGAAAGGCCAACGACGAGGATTATATACATAAAATATGGATAACGAATTAAGGGAACACAGGGCTAAGGCTCTAGTTGATAACCCGCTGTTTCAAGAAGCATTTGATGTACTGAAGGAAGATTTAATGAACCGCTGGAATCACAGTGGTTCGACAGATTTGGAAGCCAGAGAATCAATATGGCTTGCAATGCGACTGCTTGATAAGATTCATGGTCATATAACGTCCATTATAGAAACAGGATACATGAACAAGATTTTAGAAAAGCAACATCCATACATCTGATAGAGGAATTTAATTATGGCGGATAAGCAACCAGCCCCGCAAGCACACGAAGATCAACTGCAACCCGGTAGTTTATGGGAAGCACAAGCGGCATTACTCAAAATGACGGAACCCGAAGGGGAGACTCCTGAAACTGAGGAAGCCCAACCTACCGAAGAGGAAGAGTCTCAACCCGTAGCGGAAGATGAATCATTTGAAGAGGAAACCGAAGAGGAAGAAGAGCCGGAAGGTGAAGAAGAATCTGAGGAAACCGATGTTGAAGAGGGAGAGGAACTTTATACCGTAAAAGTCGATGGGACAGAGCGGGAAGTCAGCCTCAACGAGCTTCTTAACGGCTATAGCCGACAATCGGATTATACCAAAAAGACGCAACAGTTATCGCAAGAGCGTCAGCAAATGGGGCAACTGCAACAGCAGTGGCAACAGGAGATGATAGCGGCACAAACTGAGCGTCAGCAGTACATAGATGCACTTGGACAAGTTGTTAATCAGTCTATGACAGGACTTGAAGAATACGCCAACATTGATTGGGAAACATTGAAGGAAGATGACCCGATTGCCTATGTTACTAGGCGTGATGAGTTCAGAGAAGCGCAGGAAAATGTAAGGGCGATGCAGGGGCAACAGGCTTATGCCATGCAACAGCAAGATGCAGAAATGCAGAATGCCATACAATACCGCACTAGAGAAGAAATGGGAATGCTGGTTCAGAAGGTTCCGGAGTGGAAAGATAAGGAAACCCGTCAAGAGTTGACAAAGAACCTTAGAGAGTACGCCACGGGACAGGGATTCTCTCCAGAAGAAATATCTTCTCTAATAGACCATAGGTCTCTCATAGTTCTTATGAAGGCACAGAAGTATGATGCTATGCAGAATTCTGATGTGAAATCTAAGAAGCTGAAAAACAAACCCAAGGTTGTAAGGTCTGGAACAGGTACCACCAGTAAGGCTACCTCCAAATCAAAACGTGCTGCAAAAATGAAGCGTCTCCAAAGTTCGGGCCATGTCGATGACGCGGTTTCTATTTTGGAAGATATGATGAATGTTTAATTTAAGGAGATAAATAAATGGCTATTGCTACAAACACGTCACTGACGTATAGTTCCGTAGCGATTCGCGAAGATTTATCTGACGTAATATACAATATTGCGCCCTTGGATACCCCCTTCATGTCAGGTTGTGCGAAGACAAGTGTTGATAATACTTTCTTTGAATGGCAGACAGATACTATTACCGCTGGTGCGACTAATAGAAAAATTGAAGGCGATGACAGCATTGCTGCCACAGCACGGGTACTTCCAACGCGATTAGGGAATTACGCGCAGATAAGTCAGTATGTGAATCAAACTTCAGGAACTGACGATGCTGTAAACTATGCCGGACACGGCAAACATCAGGCTTACCAGTTGGCTAAAAATGGCAAGCGCATGAAGAGAGACATGGAATCCATGTTACTTGAGAACATTGTAAGAAGTGCTGGTAGCTCAACCGCTGCCCGTGCATCTGCTGGTGTTCCTGCGTGGCTTGCAACCAACTATGTGTCGATGAATCCAACATCGGGTTCTCCGACTGCTGGTGCATCAGGTACGACTGCGATGGTAGAATCTACTGCTACTGCTTCCATTACGGAAGCTGGCATTAAGAATGTCATCAAAGACTGCTATGAAGCTGGTGGTAACCCTGATCTGATCTTGTGTCCACCTACAATCAAACAGGCTATTTCTGACTTAGCACAGTCAGTTTCGTCTCTGCGTACCGACACCAAGGGTGATGTACCTGCCCATGTTGTTGCGGCAGTTGACGTTTATGTTTCCGATTTCGGCACGTTTAAAATCGTGAGTGATCGAAATATGAAATCGTCTGAGCATGTCTTCTTTCTGGACATGGACTTCTGGGCCATGGGTTGGCTCCGTCCTTTCCAGACTGTCGAACTTGCGAAAACTGGTGATGCTCATAAGCAATTGTTGCTTGCTGAGTATGGCTTGATTTCCAAGAACGAGAAGTCAAGCGGAATCCTTGCGGATTGTGCTGCGTAAATAGGTACTAAGGGGGTGGGGCAACCTGCCCCCTACTTATGCG